TTTCTAATATGAACGGTATATCTCTTTTTGTATCCATATAACTTCTATCCATAATCATAGTTACCGTATAGTCTGGTTGAAAGTATGGAAGTATTTGTTCTATAACTTGAAGACCGTCATCTGAATTAGCAACAAAAACATTTAAGTCAAAAGTTACATCATAAGGCACAGGCATATATTGTGTGTTTAAAGTTTTTTCATCACCACTTGTATTTTTAGCAACACTTATTCTTTGATTTTTATTTAACTTACGAGTTGCGTCATAAGAATAACCAGTGATATCAAAGGACATACGAGGTAGAGTAATCGCCACACTTGAATCATCTCCAGTTAAATTTGCATTTTGATCTAGTCTTGCAATAAACTTTTCTTTAGGTGCATATGAAAGAGGCACTCTAATTACTTGTAAAGGATTCCCGCTAGAATCTGTACGTTTGATATTAATATTATTAAATATCGTACCAAATGCAATTACAGCATTTCTTATTTGTTTATGGTAAAAGTGTTGTCCAAACATTAATATTCATCAACCTCTCCGAAAGGATTTCTTTCACTAAAGTCCAATATATCATCAGCAGTAGATGATGTTGTTGTTCCTGCTTTGTCTTCAAATGCTTTACCATCATCAGCAGGTTGTTGAGTCTTCATTGTGAAACTTTCATTAATCATATAACTTATTTCACCTATATCACTTTCTAATACAATTGATCCTGTTTCTGCTTCTAGTGTAAACTGGAAGTTCATAGTATCAGTAGATAATGAATCTTCAACATTATCAATTGCTGTAATACCAGTATCAACTCTTTCCGAAGCATACTCCCATTTAGTACAAGATAAGTTATAAACAGGTAAAGCACTTTGTTGATAGAACGGTTGCTCATGTTCAACAAATTGTATTTCAAAGAATGCTTTTGTTGTAGGAAAATAAACTAGATCACCTTCTTGTGGTCTTTCAGCAACTAAATCACTATTGTTTTTAATTAAATTTTCCCATCTCAATTTTGAAACGGTAAACTTAATATCATCTCTCAATTCTAAACCAAATTTTTTAATTATCTCCTGTTCGCCCATATATCCATCAGTATTATTTACATACATTTCTATTATATAAGAGTCATCAAAAGATGAAGCTGGGTCCTCGCCAAATATAGTATCTTTGTTTGCCAATTTTCGTGGCAAATAATAAACATCTTGGCCATATATCTTCAGTTGTTCAACAATTAAATCTTCGTATAATCTTTGTTCTGAAGTTGTGCCAGTGTCAAAATAAACATTAGTTGGCATTTAATTTTTATCCTTGTTGCATATGTGGAGGTTCTTCATAGTTTAATCTTATTTCTTCTTCTAGTTTTTGAACCTCATTTACTGCTGATGAAAATAGTTCAGGTCCGTTAAGTGTCACTCCACCTAACATTGCCGTACCATTAAATTTTGATAGGTTTTGTCCCCATTGTTTTTTGATTAAAGCAGTAGTGTATCTTTTTAAATATATATCATTAAACATATTTGTATGTTGAGCAGGATCTAATTGTCTATAACACTCTATAATTAAATATTCGTCAGCGTCTATATCTTCTTGCCAATCCATATCAATATACAATCTATTTGATAATGCATTAAATCTAATTGGTTTTTCTCCTACTAGTATGTGATCTAAAAAATCTAAATGACGCATTGTCATTTCATAGTGTACAATACTTGTAGATGAGAAATCATATAAATCATTTAATCTTAATTGATATCTAACATCAAACATATTTAAGTTTGCTCTGTCAGATAAAGGAAATATATTTATTACACTTATTACAGCGTCTGGTATTACCAAATAGTTTTGTGTTTCTTCGTAAGTTGTTTCTACTATTGTTGAGTCTTCTGTATGTAAAGGTGTACCATCTTCTTTTATTAAATCACCATCACCTTCTAATACAGTATTTGTACCAGATTCTAATTCTATGTTATCAGCATATGTGCCTTTTTCAATAACATTAAATTCTTTATTTTTTCTTAATCTAACTTTGTCATCAGCAGTTACCTTGTATTTTAAATACATTCTTTCAACACCATCTGTATGATATTGACAAAAATATTGTACTGCTTCGTCTATTCTATCTTCTATTTGATCTTCGTCAACATTTATATCAATTACAGGTTTACCTAAATTTCTTAAGCAATAATCTTTTAATGTTGATCTTGTATTTGGTTTAGCCATAATTTTTCCTTATAATACTATTTAGTTTATCCTAATGCGACTGCTTGTGCGATTGCAAATGCCTTTGTTGCTTTTGCGTCTAAAGCAGTTTGTATATTGCCTGTGACACCATCTACATAGTTTAATTCAGCAGGTGTTGCTGTAATAGCAGTTGAACTTTCGGCTGCTAAAACAGGTATAGTTCCTGAAACATTTGGCAACTTAATTGTTCTATCAGCAGTAGGTTCAATCGTTGTTAATGTTGTTTCATGTGCGTCATCTGTTGCACCTTCAAACACAAACGCATTTTGTATATTAACTGTTGTAGATTCCACAGTAGTAGTTGTACCTTGTACTGTTAAATCCCCAGCAATAACTACATTTCTAAATCCTGATACATCTTTGTTAGAGTCAACAACCACTGCTTTACTAGCAGCGACTGTACCTGCAGTTATACCATCTAATAATCCTAATTCTGTACCAGTAAGTTCACTATCTCCTACGATTAATGAACCACTTGTTAGATATAACTTACGCCAAGGTCTTGCTGAAGAACCTAAATCATAAGTTCCTGATGTTGTAGGTAATAGATCAGCAGATATTTTATTTGGATCTAGTCCACCACCAACAGTAGAAAGTTGAATAGAAGTTAAATTTTTAAAGTTTAAAAACTCTTTTGTTAGTTTTTCTAATGTGTCAATTGATCTCAAAGACTTCATCTTGTCTTTGTCTAACTCATTAGCAACTTTCATTTCTGAAATATGAGAAAGTACTTTATCAACAATTTCAGGATCTTCTTCAATTTCTTTATGAGAAGCTTTTAATAAACCTTCAACTGCTAAAGCACCTGCTTGTCCATATTTTTCTTCAACTTTTTTTCTTGCTAACTTCTGCTCTTTAATTACTTCTTTATCTAATATAACTTTTGGTTTTTCTAAACCAGAATCAATTAATAATTTTTGTTTTCTTTCTTCTTCTAATCTTTTTAGTCTATCTTCTTCTTTTTCTTTTTTCTCTTTTACTATATTCTTTTCAAATAAAACTGCTAATGCTTTTAGTCTAGCTTGTTCTCTTTCTTTTTTATCTTCTTCCGATATTTTATTAAAAGATGTTTCAGAAATTGCTTCAGTATTTTCTATCTCTATTTCTTTTTCTGTTTTTGGTTTATTTAAACCACCAAACAGTTCTTCTAAAGCAGAAATCTTAGCGTCTTCTTCTTTTATCTTTTTATCTAAATCTTCTTTTTCAAATTCTACATTAGCAAGAAATGTTTTTAATCCTTTTTCAAGGTGCCATTCATTTAGTTGTTTTTCAGGATCAATTGATAGTTGTTCTGGTTTTTCTAATTTACCTTTTAGTCTTGCTTCTTGTAATTGTGTTATTTGTTTTTCAATATCTACATCAATTTCTAAATCGCCTTCAACCTGTTGCAATTTTACTTTTTGTTTTGGTTGAAGTCCTGGCCATTTGCCATTTTGTAAATATTTTTTAGTTGACATATTACGATCTGGTTACGCTTGGAGTAACCGTTGCTCTTCCTTCAATTCTTCTAGTGATTAAACCAGACGAATCAGTTGTTGTTAAATCCCACACATACCGACCTTCAGTAAGAGTTGCTGTCACAGCGTCCGTCATAGTAATAGAACAAGTTCCATCAGTAGCACTAACTTTAGCAGTTGTAAAATCATATGAGGTAGCAGACAAATGCGTCTTTCTCATAGTAGCAGTTATTGTTTCGTTAGATAAATCTACAACAGTTCCAGTAGAATCTTTTACTGTTAAAGTTTCTGTATAATCGCAATCTTGGTCAATAGTGATATTTTGTATTGTTGCCATTAGTCAAATCCCTATATATTAAATCTTTCTTATATTTATAATATATTTAAAACGCCCAACTAACAAATGAATATCTAGTACCTTTTGTGCATTCCGTGACTTCATGAGGATACATAAAGTTAGAAGGAAACATTAATATATCTCCTGTTTTTAACTTTATCTCTTTATTTCTACAATGAAATTCTGATCCTTCGTAATCTTCATTTAAGTTTCCTACAATAGATACTAAAGGAACACCTTTTCTTTTACCATCAAATATATCGTGTATATGATCGTAATGCTTTCTCATCATAGTTCCAACTTCATATTTATTAAAACGAATTGTAGAATAACTAGTCAGCCAAGTTGATCCTGTTTTTTCACCATTCCAAGAACATAATTTTTGATATTCGTCTAATGCTTTTGCAACAGGTAATTTAAGTTTGTCTTGTTGACTTTTTGTAGAAAACATTATGTCTAATTCTTTTTTTTGTTCAGAAGTATTTTTACCAGTAGTGTAATTATTCCATTGATGTTTTACCCATGGTTTAGTATTACACTCATCAACAATTAATTTACATATGTTTTTAGGTATCGTGTTTTTAACTATGATATAGTCTTCTATATTCATATTGTTTTAAATTTTGGTATACCTAGTTTAGGTCTTCCATCAAATATATAATCAGTTGCGTTAGGTCCTTGCATATTATTATAATGTAAAAATACTTGTCCACAATTATCACCTTCAAAAGGTTCTCTCCAATGTTCTAATTTACAACCCTCATACATTAACATATCTCCTACTTCTAAATCAACTCTTGAGCCTGCTGGTGCATTAGGTTTGTGTATATTTTTATACTCATCTATTACATTATCTGAACCTGTAGGATCAATGAATATAGGCCAAGGTTCACCTCCTAGATTTATTGTTGTTGATATTTCACAACTAGGTCTATCTTTGTGTCTTTTTAATATATCACCTTTTTTATATATTCTTGCATAAGAATAAGTTGGTATTAACTCTAATCCTGTTTCTTTTTTCATAAGAGGTAATACTTTCATTAACAAAGTATCAAATACTTGATCGCCGTATATTGAATATGTATTTGGTATTTGTTTATCTGTCCATGTACCTAACATACCATTATCATAAGTTATATTGTTATTGTACATATAAGCAACCGCTTCTCTTTTTAAAAGAAAATAGTTAAATAAAAAGTTTGCTAACTCATAACTAATTGCTTGTTTTACAACTTTATAATTACCCATTAAAACCCTCCTGTATAAAATTAAAACTTACTGATATTCTTACATCATTTGATTTATTTTCTCCAACAGCATGCCATAACCATGCAGGAAACATTATTATTCTACCTGATATAGGTTCAAGATCAGCGTCCCTCCATAAATGTTGACCAGGGTCTCCTGATTTTCTTATAGGCATATTACATTGAACACCTGGTCTTGGGTCCATAATTTTAAGTCTACCACAATTAGGTGGTGTTTTAACATAATACACACCAGAAAATAAAGCATTAGGATGTATATGTGCTTGATTCATACCACCTGGTGGATTTATATTAGCCCACATATTACCTAGTTTTGCATACCTATCTAAATGTTCTTTTTCATATATCTCATGTTGCATCCGCATTAATTCTGTAATCAATTTTTGATACTCTGGTTTATTGGCCATATCTGTTGTTGAGTGCCAACCTTTGTAGTTTGTTTTTACAACACCTTTATCTTGATTGGACCAATTAATTATATCTTCTGCTAATTGATTATTGTCTAATTGTACATCTTTACCATATACAATAGTTGGAAAAAATTGCTCACTAATCATTTAAAAGGCGTGCCTCCAAACCACATAACTAAAGATTGCCTTACACCTCTTGTCACAGGTGCAACTCTATGATTTATAAAAGAAGCAAATATTATTGCATGACCTTGTTGCATTTTAGCTCTTTTACCTTTAGCCATTAATTCTAAATCTCCACCTTCAAATTCTGATGGATCGTTTAATAATAAAGTCATTGATATTTTTCTAACAGGAGGTTCGTTGTGCATATTAACATCGGTGTCCATATGCCAATCATAAAATCCACCTGTTGGATATTCTGTAAATTGAGCTTGTTCTGTTATTCTAACATCACCAAAACCAAAATGATTTAAATTTGCTTTTTGTATAAAGTTATTAATATCACTATACATAGGTTGCATTTCTTTAAAAGGTATCCAAGATATAGTTGTTGTTCTTTTTTTAGTATCAACACCACTTCCTTCTGGTCTACCCATACCAACTGCTGCTTGTTGTGGCGGCTGTCTTCTACCTGCTTCTATAATTCTTCTGCATTGATCTGGTGTAAATAAAGGTGTGGTTGTTTCAACTACCCAACTTTTCCATTTTGGTTCTGTTATTATCATGAAGCCGTCCTATTTTTTATTGGATTATAATTTACATCACAATTAAAAGACAAAGTTCTTCTTTTTTCTGGTCCATTAAAAGGATTAACTGAATGTCTTACATCATAAGGAAATATAAAAAAATCTCTTTCTTTTACATTAGGCACATAATCTGTATTGGCAAATTGACCAGCACAATTACCAAGTATATTTAAAGTACCATTTGTAGGTCTTTCATGTGCTGAATATTCTACACCAAAAGATTTAGGTAACTTTAAAATCATAACAGAAGATAGTCCTGTAAATAATTCTCCTTGATGAACATGAATTGGATTGTATTCATGTTCTTTCATTTCATTAATCCAACAAGAGTTTAAATGTATTTTATATTCATTTACTTTGTTAAAAATTAAATAATGAACAAATTTTTTATAAAACCATTCCATAACATTATTAGGTAAATATCTGTGAGATTTCATCTTGTCATTTTCAGATCCATCAAAAAATAAAGAGTGTTCATTTTCTATCTTACCAACTAATTGTTTATTAGCACGATATAAACTATCTCTACGTTTTTCATATATATCGTTTATAATATCATATACATCTAAAGGCACTTGATATTTTACTACTGACTGTCCTAAAAATATATAACTAAAATCGGATGTGTTCATATTTTTCTCTTATTCTTGATGGTATTTTTTCTATGTAAGGGTTATATACTTTTCTTATAGGTCCATCAAATAATTTATGCATATTACTTCCAACTATCTTATCGTCATATTTAATACCATTAATGTTAAGTGTTTGTAAATTATTAAAGTAATGTGAATAATAAGGTTCTTCTATAAACTCGTATATTTTTTTAAATTCTTTTTTTGGATTTGCGACTAGATCATCATACTTTACAAAATGACACATATCAGGATAATTCTTTGCATTTTTAATTGCTTGTAAATTTTTTGCAATAGCACCGTCTTTATGCATTAACATGGATAATTTTTCTTCATCTGTTTTACCATATTCATTAGGATAAGCGTCTGAATTATTTGTATACCATTGCATAAAACTTGCTAATACATCTATTAAATCTCTTAACAATACGATACATTTAAAAGGTTTTTTATAATGTTTTTTTAATAAATTAAAATTTCCTGTCGTAGTCACAGGTCCACGATCAATAATTATTTTTTGAGGCCAATCTTTATAGTAATTTTCATAAACACTATCTGATACATTATCTAAAGATTGATGATCTGGAAAATTTTGAAATACATCTGTTTCTTTTAATAAAAATAAATCTTTCATAATCTCTAACGTAATAGAATTAGCAGTTGCTGCTATGTCAGGATTCTGACTCATTACAGTAGAGAATAATGTATTACCAGACCTTGGCATTGCCACTAGAAAGAATAACTTTTTATTCTTTTGATGTGAGTCCTGGAAGTATCGGTTTTTTAGTAGCTTCAATTTTTGCATGATCTTCTTTAATTCTCTCAATAGATTGTAGTTGACCTAATACATTAAACACTTCAGGTTGTGATGATCCTTGCGTTAATGTTTCTGCCTTGTTTTTCATAGTTAAATGGTAAGAATTTAATTGATGGGTATTTACATTTTGAGTATCAAAAGTGCCATCATCATATTTCTTTTTATTTTTAGACCATAGTTTGATCTCTCTCATACG